TCCAACAAAAGAAGTAGCCGAGGCATTAGTAGACACATATAAATTATCTCAAAATCAAAGTGGTAAAAAATTATATTTAGGATTTATAGCGGGAGATGGAAGAAAGTTATTGGGTGAAGATAACTTACTAATTAAAGAAGTTAGTAGTGTAATAAATCAATTTGTAGATTTAAAGGCAAAGGGTGATGTACAGAAAAAAGCAGCAGATAAACTACAAGGTGCATCAAAACCTGGACTGGCTACTATAATTAAATCAGATGATGAAGGTGTTCAGAGATTATTTAATACACCACCATATGATAGATTAGATGAAAAATTTCATCAAATATTTGGACCTGCTGATAAAAATGGAAATTCTTTAAGACCGAGTAGTGAATATTCAAAAGAATATTTTCAACAATCTGTTAGTGAAAATACATCATTAGATAAAACAATTGAAGTATTAAAAGAACTAGAAGAACAAGGAACAGCAGCACCCGGAGTTAGAAGTGCATTAGAAACACATAAAGAAAGAATGGAAAATATAGCCAAAAAGTTTGATAATATGACACCAGAACAAAGAAGAGAAGCTGTCGAACAATCATATTCAGATATGGCAAGAGAGATGCATGAAGCAGATTCAGATACAGCTAGAGGTATTATGAAAAATATGGCTGAGATGGCATTATATGATTCAGAAATTGCGGGTGGAGAAGAAGCTTATTTACCATCTGCTGGTACATTTCCATCTGGAGATAAATTGAGAGTTGATAGAGATGGTAACGGTGTAGTTGAAAAGGTAGCAGCTGTTTCTGTTAAGTTTGGTCAGAATGGTGGATTTTATGGTTTCCCAGGTGAGAGTGCACAATATGTAAAATTTCATCCAGATATTGATAAAAGAAATTCAATGAGAAATAGAGTAGGTCATACTGGACACTCCTTAGGTGTTAGAGATGATTTAGTACAAGAATCAACAAAGTTCAATAAGATGTTGAAAGAAAGTAAATTAGCAGAGGCAATAAAAGACCCTGAGAAACTTAGGGAAGCATTAATGGGAATGCAAAAATTGATAGATGAATTGAGAGAATCAGTTACCGATAATGGTAAATATTCAATTAAAGATTTAGTATCTAAAAGAAAAGAATTAGAAACTATTAATCAAAAAGTAAAACCTATATTCGAGGAAACTGTCGATGAAGAAAAATTAGCAGAACTATTAGGAAAAAACAATGCAAAATTATTTATGAGTGGTGGAGCAACTGCAGTAAATATAATATGCATGTCTGCAGCATTAAAAACATCTAATGGTCTATCGGTCATTGAACATAACCATCAGATAATAGATGAAACTGGATTACATTCTGAAACGGATATAGGTACACCAAATCTTAAAGACTGGAAATTTCAATTTAGAGCATTCGATAAAAGAGGTGGCGGACTTTTATCTGGTTTTGTAGGTGGAGCAGAATAATGAAATCACAATTACTATGTACATTCGCGAAACAAGAAAATTTAGACGAAGTTGTAAGTGAAATAAAAGATAGTTACACAATTGTTTTTGATAAAATTTATATATTACAAAATGAAAATGATGTAAATGAATTGTTATGTACATACAATGTCAATACTGAAAATGATATTGATTACAATGCAATTCCAAATACAATTTCACTTCATAGGAAAAAACATTCAAATACATTATACACAATAAATGCATTGAACGAAGTGATTGCAAATTTGAATAATGGAATAATAGACAGTAAATTTGTGGTTCCGTGGGAAAATTTCAAGAATACATTATTGGTTACAAACAACGATGGTTTGAATAGAATATCAACAAGGATTTTCAAAATAATCAAAATAAATGAAAATAAAGCTTGACTTACATAGTAAAGGTGTAGTAAATTAAAACAATAGACAATTTAATAGGAGAATGAGGTTATGACAAAACCAACAAAAGAGATAAAAGAACAAATCGAAATAAAAAAGACTGATGAAAAACCAAAAGAGTTATATTATTTTTATTCAATAGGTTGCGGTTTCTGTAAAAAAGCAGACCCAATTGTAGATGAACTCATCAAAGAAGGTCATAACATTTTACGGCTTGATTTAGCTGAACCTGATAACAAGGGTTTGAAAGAAGAATTACAGAAAAAATACAAAAAACAATGTGGAACCCCTTGGTTCATTGACCCTGAAACAGGACATAATGTATGTGGATTTAGAGAAAAAGACATTATGTTGAAATGGATAAATGGTGAAGACATTCCAGCACCACCTCGACCAAAATCACCGCCACCAAAACCACCATATCATGGTGCAACTGGTAAAGAAGAAACTGATTGGAAAAAAGAATATAAAAAATGGGCTGAAGAAAATTCACACTTACCGAATATACAATCAGCAGACCAAATCTTATCAAGACCAAGACCAAAATCAGACCCACCAAGACCTCCGATGCCAAATTCAACAGATGAACAAATCAATGAATGGGCAAAAGAATATGATAAATGGAAAGATGAAAATTCACATCTTCCAAATTTACAACCATCCAATGCAATAATTCAACGGATGAAACAACAGCAACAAATGCAACAGCAACAACAACCTCAACAACCACCACAAGGTCTTGAAAAGAGAATTGATACACTTGAACAAAAACTTGATAAACTAATGAAACATTTGGGAGTGAAATGAAATTCAAACCAAAGCCAACAATAGATAGAGAAGCGACAGAAAAAGAATTAGAATGTATTGAAAAGACTGAACAGATGTTGAGTGAAGAACGAAAGCTTCCACCAGCATCTCAAATGATACGAAACATTGCAGTCGAGCATTGGAAATCATTGAAAGCGTTCATCAAAGGTCGTCAAGTGATAACTTCACAGAAAGAGGCACAACGACGGTGGGATGTTTGTAAAGGATGTCCAGAGTTGTTATATGACGAAACAAATCCAGATACAGGAAAGAAAGATGGTAGATGTCCTTTATGTGGATGTTTTATGAATGTAAAGGTTCACTATGCAGTTGCCGAATGCCCACTTGAAAAATGGTTCAAAGAATGTGGTCATCAAGTAGATTGTGGGTGTGCAGATGATGAAGAAAAATGTGAAAAATAATGAAAAAAATTATGATGTTTCAGTAAGTTGCATCATATATATAGATGAAACAGGTTATATGATTTGAGCAAATAGTAAGCTAAATCATAAATACTAAAACGATAAACAATAACGATAAACCATAGGAGAAATGTTATGGATATAAACAAAATCAAAAGTAAGCTAAATCAGTTACAATCACAAACCTCAACGAAGGATAATTTTTGGAAACCAGAACCTGGTAAGACACAAATTCGTATTGTGCCTTATACTCACAATAAAGATAATCCATTTGTTGAATTGTTTTTTCATTATGGAATTGGGAATAAGACATATATCTCACCAGTTTCATTTGGAAGACCAGACCCAATTGAAGAATTTTCACGAAGTCTGAAAGCAACAGGCAATAAAGATGAGTGGATTCAAGGAAAACGACTTGAACCTAAATTGAGAACTTATGTTCCAATCATTGTTCGTGGGCAAGAATCCGAAGGTGTGAAATTTTGGGGATTTGGTAAAACGGTATACCAAGAATTATTAGGATATATTGCAGACCCAGATTACGGTGATATTACAGACCCAATTACAGGTCGCGATATTGTCATTGAAAGACAAACACCAGCAGAAGCAGGAAACCAATATGGTAAGACTACTGTTCGAGTGAAACCAAATCAAGTGAAATTGACTGAAAATGCTGAATTACTTGAAAATCTTCTAAATGAGCAGATTAATATTACAGACCTCTATACTGAATTGCCTTATGACGATTTGAAAGATGTTCTTGCACAATATCTAAATCCGACCGAAGAAACAAGTGAAGAAGTTCCACAGGTAGCACCACAAACAGATAATAAAACTGTTTCAGATGTTGGTGATGCTTTTGATGAACTGTTCAATGCTAATAATGGATAATAAATAAGGTTGTGGTTGGGTGGGATTTTATATCTCACCCAATTTATTCGGAGAAGAAATATGCAAAATAAACGAGATAAACTTGCTGAAACAATAGCAAGTGAAATAAACAAAACATTTAAGCATCAACAAACTGTATTTTTTCTTGGTGGAGATGATAGTAATAACCCCACAGATGTAACCGATTGGATTTCAACAGGTTCAACAATTTTGGATTTGGCAATTTCTAATAAACCAAATGGTGGTGTCGCAGTTGGTAAAATTACAGAGCTAAATGGACTTGAGGGTAGTGGTAAATCTTTAATTGGTTCTCATTTGTTAGCTTCTACACAACGAAAGGATGGTATAGCAGTTTATATCGATACGGAAAGTGCAGTATCACCAGATTTTCTTGAAGCGATAGGTGTAAATACAACAAATATGTTATATGTCCATCTTGAAACTGTTGAAGAAATTTTTGAAACAATTGAAACGATAATCACAAAAATTAGGGAATCAGATAAAGATAAACTGGTTACAATCCTTGTGGATAGTTTAGCCGCAGCATCAACTAAAATTGAAATGGATGCTGATTTCGACCAAGCAGGTTGGGCAACTCAAAAGGCAATTATTATATCAAGAGCAATGAGAAAAATAACTCAAATGATAGCAAGACAAAAAGTGGCTCTCGTCTTTACAAATCAACTTCGACAGAAACTCGGAGTTATGTTTGGTGACCCATGGACAACTTCCGGTGGAAAAGCGCTTCCGTTTCACGCATCCACTCGTGTTCGTTTCAAAAATGTTGGACAAATCAAAGATACAAAGAAAAATACAATTGGTATAAAAATACGAGCACAAGTAATAAAGAATAGGCTTGGACCACCAATGCGACAAGCTGAATTTCCATTATATTTTGATACAGGAATTGCAGATTATGATAGTTGGTTGACTGTTATGAAAGACCATAAAATCGTAAAGCAAGGCGGTGCTTGGTATACATTAACGGTTGATGATAATGACCATAAATTCCAATCGAAAGATTTTGAAAAGTTATTAAATGATAATCAAGATATAAAAGATTATTGTTATGGTGAAATATGTAAAGCATGTATTCTAAAATATGATAGTAAAGAACTTGGCATTGATGATGTGGAAGAAACCGACGAAAGTATTGATGAGCTTTGATAAGAAAGAATTGAATGAAAAATTTATATCATTTACTGAACAAACTAAAGATGAAGAACATAAATCGGTTACAAAGCTAAATGATAGGGTGTTGTTGGTCGATGGTCTCAACACCCTATTTAGAGCATTTTCAGTAAATCCAGCAGTAAATGATGATGGATTGCATGTCGGTGGACTTGTAGGCTTTCTAAAATCACTTCGTTATACTTGTGATATATTGAAACCGTCAAGATGTATTGTTGTATTTGATGGAAAAGGTGGTTCAATAAAAAGACAAAAGATATATCCACAATATAAAGCAACTCGAAAAGTCAAAAAGCGATTGAATAGAAATGTTGATTGGGGAACTGCTCCACAAGATGAAGAACAATCAATGATAAAACAAACTGGAAGATTGATTGAATATCTGGAACAATTACCACTTACACTTATATCAGTTGATAATGTTGAAGCAGATGATGTTATAGCATATATTTCACAACAGTTGTTACCAAAGAGTGATATTTTCATAATGAGCACAGATAAAGATTTCATTCAACTTGTAGATGACCGAGTAAAAATATGGTCACCAACAAAAAAGAAACTTTATACAAAGCAAGAAGTGTTCGACGAATATGGAATACCAGCAAATAATTTCTTGACTTACAGAATACTTGATGGTGATAAATCAGATAACATAGACGGTGTAAGAGGTGCTGGACTAAAAAGTGTGATAAAATACATTGAACCAATTTCAGATGATAGAGAGTTCAATGCAAAAGATTTGATAGAATATGCAGAAAAAACAGATTCCAAAATAAAACTCTTGGAAAATATAAAAAATAGTAGTAAATTATTGAAACGAAATTATGTATTGATGCAGTTGAAAAATGTTGATATACCAAAACACATAAAGAGAAAAATACAGGGTGCGATAAATGGGAGTATACCACAATTGATAAAATATAGAATACAGGCATTATTTCTACAAGATAAATTGAGCAATCAAATAAAGAATTTTGATTTTTGGTTAGAGGAATTTACACGATTAGATAGATATAGGATACTAAAAGATGGTCAATAATCTTTCCCAATTTGGTCATAATTTCCAAATCAAAATAGCAGTTCTTGCAATGACACAAGAGCATTTCCTCGAACAAGTGCATGATATTCTCGATGAAAGTCATTTCGATAGTGATGGAATGAAATGGATAATCAAACAATGCAAAGATTATTTCGTTGAGTATAGAAAAATGATAACCTTTGATGTGTTCAAGGTAAAGACGAATGAAGTTCATAATGATATATTGAAAACAACAATTGTAGAAACACTGAAAGAAATATACAAGAACCTTGAGTCCAAAGATTTAGATTTCGTAAAAGACCAGACAATAACATTTTTTAGAAATCAAGCACTCAAAAATGCAATCATAGAAAGCGTTGATATACTTGAAGGGCAGGGTGATTTTGAAGCAATAAAACGATTGATTGATGACGCGATGAAAGCTGGGTTAGAACGAAACATTGGTCATGAATATCTTGAAATGATTGAAGATAGATATTCTGAAATGGCAAGAACCACAGTTGAAACACCTTGGGATGTAATAAATGAATTGACACAAGGTGGATTAGCAGCTGGTGAACTTGGTGTTATTGTTGCCCCAAGTGGAGTTGGAAAAAGTTGGGGACTTGCAGCAATAGGTTCTGCACCACTCAAACACGGCAAAACAGTTGTTCATTATACACTTGAATTGAATGAATCCTATGTTGGACTTCGTTATGATAGTATATTTACAGGAATACCAAATCAAAACTTGAAATATCATAAAGACGATGTAAAGCGAGAATTGGATAAAATAGACGGTGAATTGATAATCAAATATTTTCCAACAAAAACAGCATCGGTTCATACATTATCTGCACATCTTCAACGATTGAAAACATTAGGAACAGATGTTGATTTGGTTGTTGTAGATTATGCTGATATATTACGAGATACGACAAAATACACAAGAGAAGTTAGACATCAATTAGGAAACATTTATGAAGATTTACGAGGACTTGCTGGTGAGTTGCAAGTTCCAATTTGGACTGCCAGTCAAGCTTCAAGGGCAAGTCTTGATGAAGACGTAATTGAAGCACAACGAATTGCAGAGAGTTATCAAAAGATTATGACTGCAGATTTTGTTGTATCAATTTCAAGGAAGGTGGAAGATAAGATTGGAAATACTGCGCGGTTTCATATTATCAAAAATAGATTTGGACCAGATGGTTTGACTTATCCAGCAAAAATGAATACTAATACAGGTGTAATTGAGATATTTGAGGCAACATCAATTGGTGGAAAGGAAACACAAACGAAAATTGATAATAGAGATAACTTAACGAAAAAGATGTTATCGAACAGATATAAGGATTTAATGGGAGAATAGATGGGAAATAAGATATTACACGGTGATAGCTTAAATTTACCAAGTAAAAAATATAAAATAATTTCTTTTAAGTATAATAAAAAATGATAGATAGATATAGGATACTAAAAGATAAGTGAGTTTTGGGAATGAAGTATAATTTTATAATAAAAGAAATAGATAAATTAGATGCTGTAAAAATGATTCAAAACACACATTATTCTAAAGTGATGCCAAGATTGACTAAACATTTTCTTGGATGTTTCTTGGAAAAAGAATTGGTGGGGGTATTGACATTGGGTTGGGGTACTCAACCAAAAGGTACTATTAATAAATTGTTTCCTGGATTGGAAACAAAGGATTATTATGAAATTGGTAAGATGTGTATGTTAGAAAAGATGCCAAGAAATTCAGAATCACAAATGTTATCTGCGGTTGTAAAGTGGATGAAAAAAAATACATCAGATAGATTATTTTTATATACTTGGGCAGATGGTATTGTTGGAAAACCTGGATATGTTTATCAAAGTTTTAATTTTTTTTATGGTGGTTTTATTTGGACCGATGTTTATATGAGTGATAAGGGTGAAAAAATTCACCCAAGAACTTCCAAAAAGTTATGTGAAGAAAATGCTAAAATGATTGGTAAAGATAAGGTTTTCTGGTTGACATATGATTTCATGAAACAAAAAGGTATAAAAAGAATTAAGGGAAAACAATTTAGATATATTTTACCGTTAAATAAAAAATCTAAAAGGATGTTAAAAGATTCAACTGTTGAGTGGACAAAAGAATATCCAAAAGATAAGGATTTGCAATGGAAAGAAATGATTGCACAGGGAAAATATGAATTAATAAATAGAATGCCTGAATTTAATTTAGATATTGTAGATTACAATAGTAAAAATGTAAATTCTGTTAAAGTGGTAAATCACAAATTTTGGAGATAATAAAATGATTTTAGGATATTTAGATATAGAAGAAGATTATTGGTATTGTTCACATAATGTTGAATACATATTAATAGATGAAGATTAGAAGAAAGAGTTATAGGAGAAATAAGTTATGAAGCAAACAGAATTTGCAAAAAGCATAATGCAATCTCGTTATTCATATCCAGGTGAAACAACTTGGGAAGAAATAGCAAATAGAGTATCAACTCACATATCGTCAGTAGAATTGAATGGTGATATTCCAAAGTATAAAGAACAATTTTATAACATAATAAACGATGGTGATTTTATTCCTGGGGGTAGAATACTTTATGGTTCAGGTAGACCAGGTGTAGGATTGATGAATTGTTTTGCTTTGGAAATGCAAGATAATAGACATTCAATTGCTGATGGAATGAGTAATACATACCTCATATCAGTTGCAGGTGGGGGTGTGGGAATCAACATGTCAAACATACGACCAAAAGGTGACCCAATTAGAAACACTCCAGCATCAGCACCAGGTGTTATATCAGAAATGAAAAAGATTGATTCCATTGGTGAACAGGTCAGAAGTGGAGGGGGAAGGCGAGC